CTGTTTACCTGCGATCATCATTAAGGCGGCTACCAAATCTTGTACAGCCGCTGCGGGTGGGTGGGTGTAAAGCGGTAATGCTGTCGGTTTGTTGATGTGCTTTTCATTCAATTCGTCACACAAGCCCCGTTTAGCCTCAAGTTCCCAGTCCTCAAGTTCTGCGCCACACATAAAGCCAACTTGCAGAAATGCCACAGGCTGCGCATCCGGCCCCGTGGCAGGCTGGGCGGCGTCTACGGCGAGCTGCGCAAAGCGGGTGAGTACGTCAGGATTACGAGGAAACGCGGCCTTCACATCTATGCCAGCCTCACGCGCCATCCTCAATATATCGTCTCGTGTCATACAAACGCCTCCAAACCCTGCCACGCCGTCCCACGCCACCGGCTGCACATCTTTCTCGCTCATTTTCCCTCCCACTTGGTCAAAACCACACGGGCTTTTTCTGTCATGCCGCACTCACCGAGCGTGTCGCACAAGTCACGCAACGCTTCCACCAACTCCTGAACATCAGCGGCGGGTGGATGGGCGTAGAGAGGAATAGTGTGAGAACCATAAACAGTATCGTTGCGAGAAAACTCAAGACGTTCCCGATTAGGACTCATCCACGCCACAGTCTGCATATAATCTCTGTTCATTTCTCGCCCCTCGCTCTGATTGCTTGTGTCAGTGCATAACCTTGGTCTGACCATGCGCCGGTGTAATGCTCAACAATCTTCGCGCATTGCTCACGTTCATGCGCTGCCACCAGTGCGGCAAACTTTTCCAGCTTTGTCGGCTCGTCCTGATACTCGTGTGAGCGCATCATAATTCCAACCTCCATCGCCAACCTCAACACATCTTCCCTAGTCATAAAAAATTCTCCATGCCCTGCCAAGGCGACCCCTTGAACATTCCAACAAACTCAGCCTTGTTGACCTTCGGCATCACCCGCATCACAGGAGCCTTTTTGGCGGCTTCCCAAGCCTGTGCGTTCACAAGTATGTACTTGCTGTCTTGGGGCTTTGGAGCCCTGTTAAAACGCACTGCTCCTGCTTCCTCCATGCGCCGGATGATATTGCCAAGCCCGGACCGACTCATGCCGACCTTCTTAGCCAGAGCCTTGCAAGACATTGGTTGCTTTTTGAGAACCTGAATCACAAGTTTGTCCACTGGCATGGTCGGCTCGGTGGTGTACATGTATCCCTCATCCTTGCGACCACATCTGTACACCTTTTTAGCCCGCTCTAGGTCACGGCAATATTGTCTGACGGTAATGACAGCCACCCCGATGATTTCGGACATCTCAGCGCAAGTCGATGGCTTTTTGGCAATCAGGTCCAAGACCTTCTGCCTGGTTGACAGTGTTGTCATGCTCGTTCACCCCCAAAGTTATCGGCAATCTTTTGCGCCCGTACAAGGCCCCGGAAAGCCTTCATGCGCTCCTGCCGGTCTGTGGGCATGGCGAACATGTCCACGCCAAACTCTTTGCACTTCTCTCGAATACGCTTGCACATGCTTTTTACCGTGTCCTCTGTGATGTCCAGCACAATGGCAATCTCTTTGTTCGCTGCCCCACGCTGCTTCAGAATTGCTATCTGTCTCTGTCTGGGGGTAAGTTTGATGCTCATTTCCCATCGTCTCCAATCTCTTTTTCTAACTCGTCTAGCATCTTCACAATGCGCTCATCCCACAACCGTTCCAGTTCCTCATCTGTTGGGTGAAGCCATTGGTGGATTTCCGCTTTTGCCACTGTGCGTAGGAGGGCTATTATCTTGGCGTGGGTGGGGGTCACTTCCACCCCTCCCTTGTCTTAGCTGCCCTCTCAAACAACTCTGGCAGCACATTCTTTAGCCTGTGACCGTACATCTCTGGGTCAATTAGATCCTCCACCAGGATTCTCAAGGTGGCGTTTTCTCGGAAGAGTTGTTGCAGTTTTTCCGCATCAATTTGGACTTGGGGTTTCATTTTGACCTCGGCTTGTAATGAGTCTCAACATGAGCAACCGGCAACGGCATCTGCGGCATACGCATACGCTCTGCCCACATCGGGCAGTGCTTCGCCCATGTCGTCCTGATGTCAGTGGCACAGGCGGGGGTGTAGGGTTTGCCGGTTAATAGGGTTTGGGTGGGGGTCATACCACCCCCCAAAAACAAAAGTGCGCCGTCAGGATGACGATGGCGAACGCTGCGCCTACTGCCCATTCTTGTACGTAAATCATTGGTAAACTCCTGCATAAAACATGACGGCAAAGGCAACACCGACAAGTGCGCCAGCGATGGTGGGATTGCGGTCTAGGAAGTTCATTTAGCAACTCCATCAAGGTACTGCGTGATGATGTGCAGCGCCTGAGCGCTCATGCTGCGGTTTTCTCGCTTGGCGAGGTCACGCAGCTTTTCCAGCAGTTCGCTGGGTAGTTTGACAGTGAGGAATGTGGTCATTGGGGGTTCCTGTGTTGTGAATGTGTGGTGATTATGGATTAGGTTTTGGGGGAAGTCAAGTGGATTTCACTTGCCATAGCGCAAACTGTGTTTTGTTTCCGCTGCAAGCGGTAACCCCGCTGCCCATTCGGGGCAATACGTCATCAAGTCCTGTAGCCTGGCTACATGGTCACCCTGCACCACCAGTTCATCGTGAACAGAGAACAGCACCGGTAGCCCTGCCTTGTCTGCGCGTACCATCGTTTCGCGCATCAAGTCAGCAGCGGTGGCTTGCGTGGCGTTCTCCGACAAGATCAAATGGTTGAGCGTTCTGCGCGGCCACGACTGGCCAACTTTAGGTTTGTTGGAGCCCCACAAACACGTAACTTCAAGCCCCAAGTCACCCCACGGCATCATCACTTCCTCAAAACGCGGGGAGAAGTACGCAAGACAACGCCCGGAAGGTAGCCGCATCCACAGCCAATCAGCCCCGTCGTACAAAAACGATATGCGCCCGTGAGTAAACATTTCACGCGGGTAGCGAACCGCGTCATGCGCCGCATCTTTAAGCCCGTACCACAGACCAGAAGCCCACGGGTTAGCCGAGCGCCATAGCCCTACAATGTCTGACGCTTGTTCCTCGGATAGCTTCATGCCGTAGGCTTTGGCCATTGAGCCCAACGCGTTTTTACCGCCGCCAAAACCACAAGCCAATACCGCCACCTTTGCCGCTTGTCTCATGTTTTTGTCCACCTTATCCGCGCTCGGTAGGCGAAACATCTTGACCGCGTTTTCGGTGTACAAGTCACGGCCTTTGCGGAATATGTCTAGCACCGTTTCGGCTGAACTATCCATCGCAAGCCACGGCAAAACGCGGGCCTCAATCTGCGCAAAGTCGGAAAACGTAACCCCGTCACGGTGCGTTATAGCGGCCCGTATAAGCCTGCCCAGCGTGTCGGCGGGGGTGTCCATGTGCAGGAAGTTATTAACCAGGTCAATGTGTGGCTGCGGGTCGTCAAACGAGTCACGGCGAAAGTTTTGTAGTTGCAAGTTTTTGGAACTAAGCCGCCCCGTAGCGCCAGCGCCCGACCACACTAACGCGCCATGCACTCGGCCATCTACGTGCGTGTTTACCATTGACGAATACTTGGCAATAGTTGACCCCCCGGCCTGCTCTACAAGGTCAATAAACTTGGCCACCGGTTCCGGTAGCCCCTCGGCTTGCGACAGCGCTTTACGCGTAGGCTCGTCAAACTTTATCTTGGTTACGCCATCGCTCTTAACCTCAATCAGCCCAAGTAAATCCTCTGACAGGTTTTCGCGCAGCCACTCATCACGCGTTTTACGCTCAGTGGCCTTTTTCACCTTGCCCGATGTAAGCAGTTCAATCTGTCGGCAAACATCCTCGCGCACATCGTCTGCGTACCGCAGCGCGTTTTGCGCAAAATCAATATCAACAGGAACACCTCTATCGTTGAAGCGCTCAACCGTGTGGTACTGCTCCCACTCGTAAGGCTCCAATTCGCGCAACACAGAACACGCTTGGCGCATCACCTCTACATCGGTTTCGCAATAAAGCTGCATGATTGCCTTATCGTCGTTTTGCCACGTGGTCTGATGCCCTGGTGCGCTGTACTGGCTTATTAGCCGTGTGCCTTCGGGCATTTTTTGAGTCGGTATGTTAAGAGCCCTGCACAAATCGGCTAACGCCGCTGGTAGACCGTGGGCCATTGCCCGCGCTGCTGAACAGCGCCACCGGTTAAGTGGTATGGCGGGCAAATCGTAGTCGTTGCACACTACGTAATCAAACAGCAAACGCTCAAACGCGGCATTGTGCGCGTAAACGTACACAAGCGGGTCAGCCAACGCGTGTAGCAACTCTACCGGCGGTGGCCCATCTTCAGGGAACCACGTTTTAACCGGTTGATCGTCAATCGCGTAAGACAGGCAAATGAGCCCGGTGGTGGGGTGCTGCGCGTAGCGGTACAAACCGTTGCGTTTTAGGTCACACTGTGACCGGGTTTCCAGATCAAGCCAGATAATCATTTTGCATTTTCAATAAAAAGCCCGCTGCGCGGGTAAGCACAGCGGGCTAGGGGTCAACGCTTATTCAGCGACTCGACGGCGACGAACCGGTGCGGGTGAAGCGGGTTCTTCCTGTTCAAACAAATCAGCTTGTTCAGCTTTTTCAGCAGGCTGAGAAGGCGCGGCGATCTTGCTTACCTTACCTTCCTCTTGCCCGTTTACGTCCATCCAGCCTACAACCTCGAAAATCGGGTTGTATATTGTGCCGCCTTTTTTTGCCTTGTAGTTTTCAGATGCAAGGCGAACCTTCGGGAACACAAAATCGCTGCTGGCTGCTTTGCGTTGAATCTCGCCCAGCAGGTTATCGCAACCTTTGCGGCCACCGTAGCTGCTGGTTTCAAACACAATGATCGTGTCTGCGTCATCAGAAAACCGCGCTTCAAACGAACGACTCTCTACCGCTTCTTCGCCGTTGGCGTTAGGTTCAAGCTGGTCAGGCAAAGGCTGGTTAAACGCTACCATGCTTTTCTTTGCCACGTTGTCCGTCCACAGAATCCAGCCATGACGGAAAGACGCGCTATTGATGACGATGGTATCGCCCGTTACTTCCTGCTGTTCGCGGCCAAACAAGTATTCACCATTCTTGAAGTCAAACTTCAAAAAGGCTTTACCGGCATTTGCGGGGGATGTTTGGCGAACCTGGCTATTGGTGGCCAGAGCGTTACGCAGGGAGGAAACGGAGGTTTGTGCTACAGGAAACAAGCTAGTCATTTTTCATTTTCCATGAAATTGCCGCAGAACAAAGACCGCTGCGGCTACGGTCATAAAATCATTTTGCTTTTTGCAATACAGCTTCGAGTGCAGCATACTCTTTGAAAAGTATAGCATCTCTTTTATCCGACTGGTGTACAAGTTCCGGTTTGCCTTCTGGCTTTTCCGTGAACTGGCTGCAATCGGGGTTGATCTTAACCGCTTGCGCCGGGGTTATGAGTTGCGTCTTGTACGCTTTCTCGCCCAAGAGGTTAGCTACATCGGCTTCGCAATCAGCTTTCCAACGTGTCAGGGTTCTTGCTTGGACGAGCTTAAACTCTGGTATCTGTGCGCCTTGCTGCGCAAAGTCTAAGGCGGCTTTTTCGACTTCTGCGGCCCAGTCTTTGAGCTTGTTGGCTAACAGCAAAGACTCGCTAAACTCTTGCGCGGTTTTTGGCGACATGACAACCGCGCTTTGCGCTTTGGCTTTTTGCTCCGGGCAGATGGCCGCGCAAGGGCAATATTTACAATGATCGCCACCGGACAGGGTTTCAGAACACAGCGCGTCACGGAACCGGTTTTCAAAATTCTTGATTTCGGAAAACTCGGCTTCGTAAATATCCGGTTCACTAAACACCGTGGGCTGCACAATGGCCAGCACCACGCGCTTGCATCCGTAAAAGTAATCAAATGTTTTCTTGTCCACTGCTGCGCACATGGCGTAAAACATCAGTTGCTCATTTTTGTACGCGCTTACACGTTCGCCGCCTGTCTTGTAGTCGGCGATCAAAACCGTGTCACCGGCCACCCCTATCAGGTCAATAGACCCGCCTACATCGGTTTGTAGCGTTACAAACGGTTCGCACCGGTATTCAATAATTTCGTACTTGTCCAAAAGCCCGTTCATTTGCTTGGCACTTGGCAGCAATATGTCGTTTAGCATTTGCTCGGTTACCGTGTGGCCGTTAAACGTCTTGACCCCAACCATGCCCGTCAAGTCAGCGTCTTTCATAAAATGCTCTTCCAGGCAATCGTGCAGCAGTGTGCCAACATCAGCCGCAGCACCAGCAGGACGCGCGGGGGCCTTCTCAGCAAGTTTCACCCAACCGGGGCAGTTGACTGTCCGTTTGGCCGTTGAGCCCCCATACTTCAAATGCTTTGCCATGCTTTGCCCTTCTTCTGTTGTAGGTACTGGTTAAACAAATCTTGAAAACTGCCCTTGTCCATCACGCGGTCAACTACAACGCAGTCAATGGTGTTTTGCGCAACAAAGGTGTGAATGTAAACCGGTTTTGTTTGCCCGCGCCGCCAAACCCTTGCGTTAGTCTGTAGCCACAAGTCACGTGACCACTGCGGCCCTAACCACACCACATGACGGCCACCCTGTTCTAGCTGTAGCCCGTGGCCGCAGCTTCTCGGGTGAACCAGAAGAACCGGTATGCTGCCAGCGTTCCACTGCGCTACCGCGTCTTTCAAATTGGCGGGGGTCACGGAAATGCAGTTAGGTATGGCCGATTGAAGCGCGGCTTTGTCAGCCTCGAACCAGTAAACGACTATCGCGTTTTCGTTTAGCGATAAAATCAAATCAGCGCAAGCACGTACCCGGTAATCGCTTAAGCGAACTTCTGCGCCCGTATCGTCATACGCAAACCCGGAAGCAATCTGTATTAGCTTGTTGACGGCCACAGCAGCGTTTGCAGCGGTTACATCATCAAAAACCCCGTCGGACTCCATAGCGTCATACGCTTGTTGCACTTGCGCGGGCATCGTGATTTCGTGTTCGACGTAATTGATAGGCGGCAGGCTTGCCGTGTAATCCGGTACAGTGTGAACCATATGCGCTATCTTGCGCATGATCGCTTGCGCACTACCGGGCTTTAGCTTCCAGTTGTAGCGCTTGAAATCTTGCGGGTCAAAGTAGGTATTCATATACGAGTCAAACCGCGTACCTAGTGCCTGCCCTGCGTCAATCAGCATCATCTGCGCGTACAGCGCTTCAAATGATTCTGAAACCGGAGTGCCGGTAAGCCCGCAGCGCCACGTAAAACCGTTAAGCGCCTTGCGTATGGCTTTGAATTGTTCACCGCCGGGCGTTTTAAGTTTGGTGGTTTCATCTATCAGCAAACCGTCAAACAACCCAAACAGCTTTTCATCTTTAATCCACGGCAGGACGTTAAAGGTGACCACGACAACCGTGTTGCGCTGATCGCGTATCAGGTCTAACCGTTCTTGCGCGTCTGCCGTGGCCGCTACAACGCGAATGTGCGCTGTGTGTTCCCACTTGGCGAACTCTTTAGCCCATACGGTGTTGGCGATCTTGGGCGTGGTTACGATTAGCACCCGTTTGATGTGACCATCGTCCACTAACTCGCTGATGGCGGTGGCAGCCATTATGGATTTTCCGCCGCCCATCGGACAAACTAAAAGAGTGTTTTTTTGATACAACGCGGATATGGCGTTTTGCTGGTCTTTAGTTATTAGTGAATACGGAAGTTTAGTCATTCGCTAAACTCCTCTCCATAAGTTTTTTTCATAAAAGAAACATACGCAGCATACGCGGAAAGTTCGTCGTCAAACACACCTAAGGGTTTTGTTTTACCATTTACTTTAGTTTGAGCTTGCCACTTGCCATGTGTGTGACGGCTAACCCCTTTATATTTAGATGTTTTGCGCCCTGTTTTATTGGCGCTTCTGTTTAAATTGTTCCCGCGTAAAGTAGTATTTCTTAAATTAGTTATACGGTTATCTGTTTTATTTCTATTTATGTGATCTACAATTTTTGGTAGTTCACCGTAGACGTACAACCAAGCCATTCTGTGCAAAAGGTAAAACTTTTTTTTGTAGTTAAAATGAAGATAGCCTTTACCGTCTACTGTTCCAATTTGTTTGTTTGCCCATCGAGTGTTAAATGTTTTTGCGTCTCGTTCGTCTTTAAACATATCAACAGAACGCGGTTTATAAAAAAATAAACCTGTGTCGCTGTTGTAAACAACTAGAGTTTTTAAAAGTTCTTGATTCATTATTTCCCCTTAATTAATTTTTAACTTTCTTAGTGTATTTTTTATTCCCATTTTTGTCAAGTATGGGAATAAACTTCGCAGTAACACTAAGATAGTTTTTAACAAAATTAAGGGTAGTTTGGGCGGCGGGTTAGTTACCGCTTGCTGCTGATCGGGGGTCAACAAACTGCGCGATAAGCGCTTTGAACTCGTCAAAACTTCGGATGACGAAAACCTTTGCATCTGCTTTTTCCAGTTTCAAATGAATACGATCTTGCATTTTGCTTGTCTTGCCCGCTGGGGTTTTCAGTTCTACGAACAGCACCACGCCACCAGGCAACACAATCAACAGGTCAGGCCACCCGCGAGTGGATGACGACTCAACCTTGGTTGACAGTATATTGTTTTGGTTGCAAAATTGCAAACACTTTCGTTGCAAAAATCGTTCTGTCATTTGGAGGAAAAATGGGGCTTATCTTGCAGAATCTTACGCGTCATGCCAAAAAAAGCAAAACCGCGTTGTACATGGACGCGGCTTTCCGTGAGCGTTTGGAGGCGGTGGCGCAGGAGAACAAGGCTAGTTTGAATCAGGTTTGCCTGCACCTGATCGAGCGCGGTTTAGAGGTGTACGAGAACAAACAAAAAGCGGCTTGAAAATGCAAAAAGGAAAAAGTATGGACATATCTTTGGTAAGCAACAGGGACTTAGGGGTTGATAACGAAACATTCTTGACGGCGATCTTTGGAAGCGAGTGGGGTAGCTCCCACGTTACCGCGTTTCCTGAAGATCCCGACGAGATAAGCCAAGAGCGTAAAGCTGTTTGCTGGGGCGGCGGGCCAGCGGCAACGCGTTTGGAGCGCTTTAAGCGGGCAGAGAACCAGTATTACACCATCTCGCTTTTCAAACCCCTAGAGGGCCGTGCAGTGCGCCGCAAGTCGCAGTTTGACGCGTGTTTCGTTATCGTGGCCGATGATGTGGGCGAAAAAATCCCCGCTGAGAACATCGCCAAACTGCCGCCACCATCGTACAAGCTGATGACTTCGGCCAAGTCCGAGCAGTGGGGGTGGATACTGGATGAGCCCTGTTCTGACCGTTCGGCGGTGGAGAACCTGCTTGACGGGCTTGTAGCGCAGGGCCTTGCGCCTAACGGAGTTGACCCCGGTATGCGCGGAGTTACGCGTTACGTGCGCCTGCCGATGGGCTCAAACACCAAAGCCAAGCGCAAAATAGAAGGGCGCTTTTTCGAGTGCTACATCTACCACTGGGAACCGCAGAACATGGTAAGCATGGCGCAACTGGCGCAGTGCTTCAACATTGACCTGACCGTAGACCGGGGTAACGCAAAAACCGCGTTGTACGAGATTCTGGACTCAGAGTTAGTGCGCAACCATCCGGTGCGCCCGTACTTGAACCTTAAAGGCGTAAACAACGAAGGCTGGGTAGACGTTACTTGCCCGAACATTGCAGAGCATACGGGGACTGCGGATAACGGTTCGGCCATCCGCTTTTTGCAAGACGGCTCGCTACAGTTTTCATGCCACCACGGGCACTGCAATGGCGGGGACTCCCGTCACCCGAAAATAACCGGCGGCCAAGTGGTCAGGATGCTTGATAAGCAGCACGGGCTTGAAGGCCAACTAGTGCAGGACGTTACCCGCTATAAGCTGGACATACTGCGCAGCAATTCGCGCAAGCTGATGGACAGGTTAGAAGCGTCTGATCTTCGCATCAACGAAACCGGTAAGCTGTACGACACAGAAGAAAGCGCAGACGGTGGCGAGCAACCAGAGGGACGATTTTTAGACGAGTTCCGGTACATCTACATGGCCCCGCGTGACAAGTTCTACGACACCCGCACCACCGACGAGATAAGCCGTGCAGGAATTGATTCGCGTTATCTTGGCCTGCTGTCAGGCGGTAAAAAGAAACTAACAGCGTCACAGATTTTGCTCAACAACCTTAACCGTCAAACAGAAGCAGACGGTTTAGGGTGGGCTCCGGTGGATATTTACGAGCCAAAACGCAAAGACATCATTTACCAAGACGGCCCGCGTAGGCTTATCAACATTTGGAAGGGTTTTGAGAAAGCCCCGGTAGCTGGTGACCCCTCGCCGTGGCTTGAACACGCGGATTACTTGTTTCCTGATGAAGAACACAAAGACATGGTTCTTGATTACCTGGCTTGCCTTGTTCAGCGGGTTGGCGAAAAACCCGCGTTTTTCATCGCCCATCGTGGCGCTCACCGTATCGGTAAAGACCTGTTTTACAAGGGACTTGTAGGTGCTATGGGCGGGCATTGCGCAAAAGAAGTCAAGGTAGATGACTTGGTGCAAGGCTGGGGAGATTACCGCAAAGGGTTAAAGCTGGTGATTATCCCGGAGGTTATGAAAGAACAGAACAAACGCATAGCAAACGCCATGAAAACCATCGTAGCCCCCACTGCCACCGGTAAGAACGTGTTGAACATGAAAGGTGGGGCGGTCATTTTAGAGCGTGACGTTACCGGGGGTATTTTGATGAGTAACAAACGCAATTTCATGGCCATTGAACAAGGTGACGAGCGTTATTTGGCCGTGGACTCATGGGTTAAACCAAAAACTGATGTGAGTTATTACACAAACCTTGACCGGTGGTATCGAGACTCAAACGGTTACGGCATTGTGCTTAATTACCTGCTGCACAGGGATATAGCGCATTTTGACCACAGGAAACTACCCAAACTGACCGAAGGCGCTCAGGAAATGATGGACTCGGGGCGCTCGGATTTCGCGCAAGACTTGGAAGAAATGATAGCCGAGGGCCACGCGGATTTTGCAACCGGCATAGTCAGCGCCAAAACGCTGCGGATGTTAAGGCGTGAACTTGGTTGCGGTAAGAACGGGTTAGGTGAGGCGCTTAACGCGCTTGGGTGGGTTCGCTACTGCCCGCTTATAAAAACCGGAGGAAGCGTAGATAGATGCCCCACGTTCTACACAAAAGCCGACTTGTCCGGGATGAACAACAAGGAAATTTACGACTGGTACCTGGCTAAGAAGGATGAAAACGAGGTCAAATAGGTGGGCCGGGAGGCGTTAAAACTGGCTTATTTTTGCGCGGCGCTTACCCCCAAAAGTGGTAAGCGCCGCGCTGTTTTTTGAGCGCTAAGGTAACAAATGAAAATACCAATCATTTGTTACCGGGGCTTGGTTGTGAAGGGTAAAAAGTAAGATTGAAAACTAAAAAACGCATCGTCGCTTAACAAACAAGGAAAAGGTAACATTTGAAGGCGTGGTAACAAATGAGGTAACAAATGAAAACCGTTTTCATTTGTTACCTTTTTTTGGCTTAACCATGCGGGTTTGGAGATAGGTAACAAATGGAACATTTACTTTTTATATATTAAGAAGAAGAAGAAGAAGAATAGAATAAAAGGGTACAGCGTATGGCGCGTAGCGTACGGCTGTAGCGATTGAGTTTTCATTTGTTACCGCAAGCTGATGTTACCTTATAGCGAATTGATTAAAAATTAGGCAGCGGTTTTCAGCGGGGTTTGCGTGGGCCTGAAATGGCGGGGCGAATCTTGTAGCGTATAAAAATGTTGCAATAACTTTGTTACTTATATAAACTTATATTTTCAGCTTTTTACGAGTAACAAATGGATGTAATTTTTGAAGGAACCGCGTTTGGCGCGCCTGAAGTTTCCACACGGGCTTTGTACAACCATTTGTGGCTAAAAAACTTAAACGCGGGGGAGTCCGCTTTTTTACCGGGGGTTAAAACTTCGGATAAAATATTTTACGCAGCTAGGGCCTACGCCGTTCGCACTTTAGGCTACAAACTACGAGCAAGATCGGTCGATGGAGGGTTGCGTGTTTGGCGGATTGTTTGATTGGTGTGTTGAAGTGCTATGTGTTGCATTTTTGCGCTGTTTGGTTAAAATGCTTTGACAGAGTATTCGAGGAAGATCATATGCCTAGCGGTGGAGCAAGACCGGGCGCTGGTCGAAAGCCTGGTCACCAAACAGTCAAGACCAAAGAACGGTTACAACTTGCCAAGAAAGCACTTGAGCAGGGTATTAGCCCGCTTGAGGTTATGCTTAACACCATGCGCGAGTTGTTCGACAACGGGCAAAAGGTGGAGGCTTGCAAGATCGCTGCCGATGCTGCGCCGTATTGCCATTCCAAACTGGCAACCATTGAACTGACCGGTGACGAAGAAAAGCCGGTGGCACTAAGTTTCGGATGGAAAACCACATCGAAATAGACTACGCGCCCCGTGACTGCTTTGAACAGTACCACGAGTCAGACAAACGGTACTCAGTCACGATAGCGCATCGTCGCGCAGGCAAAACCGTTGCCCGCATCAACAAGTTAATCCGAGAAGCGGCCACGTGCCAGAAGCCAAACCCGCGTTTTGGCTATCTTGCGCCTTACTACATTCAAGCCAAAGACATTGCGTGGTCTTACCTCAAGTATTACGCTGCACCGATTACAGCGTTGGGGGGTAAGGTCAACGAGTCGGAACTGTCTATCACGTTCGCGCACAACAACGCTAACATCCGGCTGTATGGTGCTGAGAACGCTGAACGGTTGCGTGGCCTGTACTTTGACGGCATCTGCGCTGATGAGGCGCAAGACATACCCCCTTACGTGCTGACGCAGATCATTTACCCCGCGCTTGCTGACCGTCAGGGTTGGCTTGACCTGTCAGGCACCCCGAAGGGTTGGGGCAACCTGTTGGGCGAGACGTTCAAACTTGCCAGAACGTCAGATGAGTGGTTTGTGCAGGTGTTGAAGGCATCGGAAACCAACATCATCCCGGAGGATGAACTGGCTAGGCTTAAACGCGCCATGAGCGATAACGAGTACGCCCAA